CTAATTTTATTTTTGAAGAAGTGAAAGACGAAATATGGAAACATAATGGTCGTTCTTGTTTTTCTATCCAAGATTTAGTTAGTTTCATTATGTTTATGGAAGAATTAGCATCTCTGGTTCTAAATACGATTTTTTTGTTTTCGCAACTCACGCAGTTAGAACAGACTAATAACCTAAATACTTTCTTCCCTTCTTTATCTTTGTAATATTCCAAATCCTTATTACAATCACAACACTTTTTACTTGTATTACATTCGTTAATGGTAATTGTATCATATTTTTTATGAATAAGTTTCCTTAATCCTTTATTCATCGTAGGCATAAAATGTTTCATTTGAGTACTCCTACTCCAATTACCATAACCAATAAGTATGTTTTCACCAAAAGTTTCCTTGATTTTATTCAAAAATGTATCTATACTTTTCTTACCATAACTATATTGTCTAAATTTCATTTTTCTCCAAACATCTCGTTTGTAAAATTCGGTTGTTTCTTTATTCAGTTTATCCTTTTCAACAAGATACATCTTAAATTTATTATAATCCACAGATTTGCTATTTTGTAATGATAAATGAGTTTCTTTTTCTATAATACCATTCTTTTTTCTTTCCAATAATAATATTCGTTCATTACATTTTGCTTTACTTTCCTTTTTTCTTTGCGGTGCTGTATATTGTAATTTATTACCATTTTTATCCATCATATAAACCAATGAACGCTTACCCGGGTCGCATCCAACAATATTCCTTTCTTTCAAAGTGTCTAATTGTTCCTTTGATAAATCTTCAATATTATAAAATTCTTGTTCTTCTAAAACAGGAACTCTTGAACCCCATTTTTTATCCTTCAAATCTTTTCTAATAAACAACAAGCAACACGAAATACCATCCGTTTGAATTTGATGATGGAACTGATAATGTTGGTTTCTAAATATTTTATGGTTCAAGTTCAAAAAACTATTCCAAATATCACGTTGATTATCTTTTAGATTACTTAATAACATCCCCTTTTTGTTTTTGTTTCCATCTTTGTCTTTTTCAGGGCAGAATAAATTGATTAAACTCGCAGTATCTATAATAATATGCTTTGGAATAATATTGTTGCGTAATGGTAATGGTTGAAATAACTTACTTTCCATTTTTTCTAATATGGAATTCATATACAACAATCCTTTCAAATATTCAAAAGGTCTAACTTTCACATCATAATGAATTGACTTTTTAATTTCAGTAGGTAAAATGTTGGATAAATGAGTATTTTTCCATTCATCAAACATTTCATCAGTTTCATTATTCAAGTTCATAAGTTGATGTTTCAATTTGAATAAAATAGATTTATCTTCAGTTATTTTTGATGTTGTTATATTGATAAATCTTAAAAAGTGCTGGATAAAATGTTCTTGTATATTATTGTGTAAAGAAGTATGAATTTGCGTTGCTAAATAAGGAAGTAAAAAAGAAGTGTTTTTCAAATTGGTTTTTGTATGGTTAAGTAAAGGTTGGTATTCTTCTTGATAAAACTTTTCTAATGTTTCTAACAATTCCGTATCCTTACATTTCTTTCCTCTATTATCTCTTGTTCCAAGTGATTTTATACAATAGGAAATAAATATTTCATCTAATTCAGGTAAGGGTTGTTTATTTGTATAACAATTCAAAACATATAACCGAATAAATTGATAAGTGTGAATAACTAAATCGTTCATTTCAAAAACTAAATTATGTATATCAGGTTGTATCATTTCACAATTCAATAAAATAGTTTTGAGTGGTATTTTGAAAGTTTTGTAAGCAGACTTATCATTATTCCTAAACTCTTTGAATTCATCCTTCAACTTTTTCTTCTTTCCTTTCATTCTATATTATTACTAAAGATTATATTTTTATATAGTTAATTTAATTAATTATATAATATTCCTAAACATCTTCGTTTTCATTCATTTTTTTCATTTTTGCCTTTTTATTAATATATGCTTGTTTTGCGTATTCTTTTTTTTTCTCTGGTGCTAATGTTGAGTTGTAATTTATTTTTTCCTTATATTCCTTAACTTTTTGTTTATGTTTTTCTTTATTTTCCTCATAATATATTTTATTTCTTATTGGAGAAGTATATTTTTTAAGATGTTCTTTGGTTTCATTTAATTCTTGTTCTAATAATTTAATTTTTTCTTGTAATTCATTATTATCCATTAACTATATTATATAAATAGTTTTATATAATTTTTATAAAACTATATAAAATCGGCGTTTGAAATGTAAAAAGGTGTAAAAAAAGATGTTTTTGGCATTTCAGCCTTTAATTTAAAATTACTATATATATTATCGTTTCCTATCTTATATGGAATCATATAACTTAATAGTAAAATATCTAAGTGTAAAAATCTAAAATCATTAATAACCTTTTTGAAATTTTCATTAAACTTTTCATGAATACAAATATCATCTTCGCAAATGACAGCATAATTTTTATTCGAATTATGATAAAATTCATATAAAATATCTAGGTGTCCATATATAATAGACCGGTGACGTTTATTATATTTAGTTAATTTTTCATTTATTCGCTGGTCTGTATATTGAACTCCGTTATAAAAATTACAATCGATATTTAATGTTCTAAATCGATTTATCATTTTATTTCTTTTTTCTTCATCATTGAATGATAAACAATAAAATTGACAAATGCCCAACGATGACATTCTAATATTCTTTTAGATTTATTTTTAGATTTATTTTTAGATTTTCTTTTAGATTTTCTTTTAGATTTTCTTTTAGATTTTCTTTTAGATTTTCTTTTAGATTTTCTTTTAGATTTTCTTTTAGATTTTCTTTTAGATTTTCTTTTAGATTTTCTTTTAGATTTATTTCTTCGTTATATTTTTCAAATACTAATTTGAATGATATAATAATGATAGACCCATATGTTAATAAGTTGATTGAAAATTTGTCAGACGACACAAAAACTCTACAAAGACTTGATTTAGTTTTAGACGGTGGAGTATTTAATGGTAGTTATTTAGTTGGTGCATTGTATTTCTTAAGAGAAATGGAGAGAAGAAAATATGTTAAGATTGAAAGAATTTCAGGATGTAGTATTGGTTCTATAGCAGCCTTTTCATATTTTATTGATTCTCTCGATATAATGCCTAAACTATATGATATTGTAAGAGATGAATTTAAGAATAAATTTTCACTTAAAGTTATAAAAACGCTTAAAACTCATTTAAAAGATAGAATTCCGGATGATATATGTAGCAAAGTTAATGGTCGATTATTTATTTGTTATAATGATATAAAAAAAAATAAAAAGATTGTAAAATCACGCTACAAAAATGTAGATGAAATAATTGATACAATTATTAAATCTTGTTATATACCATTCTTAATTGATGATAATATTTTTTATAAGAACAAATATATTGATGGCATAAATGCATTTATTTTTAATAAAGAACCTAATAAAAAAATTTTATACATGGATTTATTAGGATATGATAAAATTATAAATACATTAAATATTAAAAATGAAAAAAGTAACTTTCATAGAATATTAACAGGATTATTAGATATACATAGTTTTTATATTAAAAAAACGAATACTTCTATGTGCAGTTTTGTGAATGATTGGAGTATTTTTAATAAAACTCACCATAGTTTTAGACTTATATTAGAGAGAATAATAATTAATATTATAATATTATTAAACTATGCAAAAAAATATCTACCTCACGATATTAAGGACAATATTATAGTTAAGATTATTTCAAAAATTATATTTGATATATTTAGTATAATTTTAGATACTTATTGTTTATAATTTAGTTTAAAAATCAAATTGTAAATATCAATAGAATTTAAATGGATGCTATTGATATTACTGATTCCGCTTTTTCTTTAGATGCAACTGATACCAATACGATTTTTGGTGGAAGTTCAATAAATGACTACACCACGTTTATTTATATTGGTGCAGCTATATTAATTATTATTATTGGTATGTTTATTTTTAATTTTTATCAAAATAAAAAAAATAGTGAAAGCCAAGGACAAGAACTAGATTGTGAAGGAGGGTTTTGCACTATGGAACAAAGTCCGATAGATCCTTCACAATATAGTAATTAGTAATTAGTAAATACCTTTCTTATGTTTTCTAGTCTTCTTTGAATTGTAAAGATTTAAAAATCCGCTCTTTCTAGTTTGTCTTTTCTTTTTATTTTTATCATTTTTATTTAATTTTCTCTCTTGCTTTTGACTTTTAATATCATCTGGTCTATAGTTTAAGAACCATTCTTCGAACTTTTTTTTATCTTTACTTTGTTTTAATTCTTTGTATTTTGCTGCTTTTTCTGTCTTCATTTCTTCCACGGATTCTTGATGACCATAACACGTTATACTAAAACGTTTTAATAACCCTTTTTGTGCTAATCTATTTTTTTGTTGGACGTCAAATAAAAATTTTGACATGCAAAGTATTCTATCAATAAATTCATTATAATATGGTTTATTAGCATATAAAAATGCTAAATAAAAACTTAACATGGTATCAATTGTTGCTACTTTAACTTTTTTACCATTCATCATTAATACATTGTAGCTATGACAACCAATTGGTTTATAAATAAATAAAATAGTATCTTTATTAACCTTAACTTCATAATGCTCTGGAACAATCTCTCCAACACCTGGTTGTTTAATTATTTTAACATTTTTTATACCATTATCATCTAATCTTTCTTTAATAACTTGTGCTGTTGTTTCAGGATTATTAGATAATACATCAAAATCCGCACTTTTTTCTATTTTTTTTCTTAAGTTTGCAGGCATATATTGTGAGTAAAGAGTATTTGCAAAACCACCAAAAAATACTACACCTTGATTTATTAATGTATTTTTAACCGCTTCAAATATTTTATCTTCATTCTCTTTATGTTCCATTTCACGCTGAAAGTCAACATTATTACAATCTATATCTGTTATAGGATAATTCTTATTTAAGAGTGTTAAACGTTTTAACACCTTTTCCCATCTACTAATATCTCCAGCAGGTCTAGATAATTCTAAATACATAGACATTCTTAAAAAATTTGGAGGTGCATATAAAACACCTCCAACACTAATTGCATCTTTTTTGAGAGCAATAAAAATGTCTTTTGGTAAATAAGTTATATCAGCAACAGCCATATAATTAACATAAACCTTATAAGTTCCATGATGTTGCCCGGATTTTGCTTCAACATCAATAAATCCTTTTTTATAATAGATATCAGCCAATTCTTTTGCATCTTCTAAGGCATTTAGAGAGAAAAAATCATAATCTGGTAGCTCTACATCTTTATTATAAAATCTATCCTCTTCTGGTAATATATTATTTATAGCAGTTCCACCATAACATATTTCTTTCTTTCGTTTAATAAATTCTTCAACTATATTGATTATTTTTTGGACATCTTCTGAATTTACAACGCGCTTACCCATTTTCTCTTCTGCCTGGTCTACTGCCATACGCAAAATTGCAAGTTCGCAATCTGCAAATGATAAATCTTTACATAATTTTTTATCTTTTGACATTCTCTTATATTATTCAATTAAAATAAAATTGAATAATAAAGTAATTTAAATTATATAAATTATACTAAATAATACATATGTCAACTATTGAAGAAAAAATCCAAGTTATTAATATTTCTTCGGTAGCTCGGAGAATTAAACGAGAATTAGAAAAAATGATAAATTTTGGTATTTGTCAAAATGATGATATTAGTATTTCAAAAAATGTAGATTTTAATAATGATTTTGAATATCATGTAAGTATTTACAATAATAAAGATAAAAGACATTATGAATTTATTTTATATAATCATTACCTTTTTAGTCCACCTAGATTAATTTTAAACCACAAACCATATTCGGAGTATTTGAAATTTAATTCTGAAGTTTTTACACGTATCTTTTATAAATATAAAGGTAATCGTTGTTTTTGTTGCGAAACAAAATTACGTGGTGTTAATTGGTGTCCTCAAATTACGATGCTAAATGTAATGGATGAAGTTGATAGATTTCATAAAGATTGTAAAGAAATTGCAGACATAATAATAGTAGCAGTTATAAAAAGAAAATATTTAATAAATGATATAAATATCATTCAATGGTTATGAATGGATATCAAACCATATTATAATATTATGTGTAAATTATCTAAAATTTAAAACTATAATAATCGGTAGATTCTTCGCGGGTAGCATAAGAGTATTCTGGTAACTGTGGCGTTGGACCTGGAACAGTAACAGGTTGATATCTCAATTCTGGTGGTTTTAATGAGAATGCATAACCTGCTCTGTCGAAGAACAAAGTATTTTCCATAAGGAAATTATCAACCATTTGATATCTCATTGCTACCATTTGACATCCTGCAGCTCTACATAATAAACCACTAGGATTAGATGGATTAACTCCGCTATCAGGCAAAACAATTGTCATAGCGCGTTTATTATATTCTGTCAATTCATTAATATCGGGAGTATTTTTGACATTATAATAGGTGTATTCTCTCATAAATATAGAATTGCTTGTTAAATTAACATATTCTAATAACTGTTTATTCTCTAAGAATGCAGTATTACTTCTATCAACAATTAATCCAACTTTATTTTTGAGCTCTAATAAAGGGACATTTCCTAAATTTTTACCTTGTGATTCATAACTATAATTCATCCCTAACATAATATTTGTATAAGACTTAAATATCTTAGCTAAATTGGAATACATATCTTGGTTATTGCTCAGAAATCTCAAATGAATGAATAGCGGGTCAGTTGGATTAGGACAAGTGCCTCCTGAAAACGCATAATTTTGAATTGTATCCATAACAGTAGCAAAATTTACTGAATTAAATGTTTCCTTTACATAATAACTATCACTTGTGCTAGTTGCAACAACCGGCTGGTTATTTACTGAATAAATTTCAAAATCAAGACATCTAACACCTTGCTTAATAACTGCTTTTAAGTTTCCTATATCAGTAAAACTATTTTTGTATGAACCACCTGAACAAGCATTATAAGCTGTTTTTATGTAATAATCAAATAAATTACCACTACAATCTGAGTCGGAACTTGTAATAGACCTTATATTTCCGTTGACGGATGGATATAAATTATTCATATAACTAACCTGACTATTTTGTAATCTACTTAAATAAATCATATAACCTATAAAAATGATTAGAATAATAAAAATAAATGCTGATATCATATACACTTGAAACTGTTCGTCCATTTTTTTAATAGCGCTTAAATAATCATTTGGTGTTGAAGACATTATTAATATATTATATTATTTTTAATTTTTAGACATAATTAAATTATATTATGATGAAATTAATAATTAAAAAATAATAAATATATAGTATAACTATGCCGGGTGGCTTAATGCAACTAGTATCTCAAGGACAACAAAATTTAATTCTAAACGGTAATCCTAGTAAAACTTTCTGGAAAACAACATATAAAAAGTATACAAATTTTGGATTGCAAAAATTTCGTCTTGACTACGATGGTTCTCCAATGTTAAACTTAACAACTGAAAGCACTTTTACGTTTAAGGTCAAAAGATATGCAGATCTGCTTATGGACTGCTATATTTGCATAACATTACCAAATATATGGTCTCCAATATTTCCTCCACAAGCTTATCAACAAAATGATGGAACAACAGCTTATTCAGATTGGGGTCCGTATGAATTTCAATGGATAAAAGATCTTGGAGCACAAATAATAAGTAAAGTAACAATAAATTGTGGAAATCAACAACTCCAACAATATTCAGGTCAATATATATTAGCTTCAGCACAGAGAGATTTTTCAGGAAGTAAACTCCGTTTGTTTGATGAAATGATAGGAAATGTTCCTGAATTAAATGACCCCGCAAATGCAGGAGCTCGTGTAAATGCTTATCCAAACGCATATTATACCCAAAGTCCTGCAGGAGCGCAGCCTTCAATTATGGGAAGAACATTATGGATACCTTTAGGTGCATGGTTTAATTTGTCAACATTTCAAGCATTTCCTTTAGTAGCACTTCAATATAACGAATTATCAATAAACGTAACATTTAGACCTATGAATGAGTGGTTTACTATTCGTGACGTTGAAGATTACACAAATAATTTTCCAGTTGTAGCACCAAATTTTAATCAATATTATATGCAATTTTACAGATTTTTACAAACACCTCCTGATGAAGAATTGGGTCCTACATCTTATATAGATACAAGAACAAATTGGTTTGCAGATATAAATCTAAATTGTACTTATTGTTTTCTCTCTGATGATGAATCGACAATATTTGCAAAGAATGAACAAAAATATTTAATTAAACAGATTTATGAGAAACCATTTTATAATGTAACTGGTCAAAATAAAATAGACTTAGATTCGATGGGTATGGTAATAAGCTGGATGTTCTATTTTCAAAGAAGTGATGCGAATTTAAGAAATCAATGGTCCAATTATACAAATTGGCCTTATGAGTATATGCCTCAAGATGTTACCCCTGCACCAACTGCGGGAAATATTCCAAATCCAAATCCATTCCCTCCTCTAGGTGCGGTTACATTAGGTCCAGGTCTTGAACCAGATGGTTCATTATCAGGTTTATATTTAACAGGTGTGTATAATCCTCAAAATATAAAATATATATTAGTTGCATTAGGAATATTACTTGATGGTCAATATAGAGAAAATATGTTACCAGCAGGTGTTTACAACTTTGTAGAGAAGTATGTAAGAACTGCTGGATTTGCGCCACCAGGTTTATACTGTTATAATTTTTGTTTAAATACTGATCCATATACACTACAACCATCAGGTGCAATGAATATGAGTAGATTTACAAATATTCAATTTGAATTTACTACAATCTCCCCACCTGCAGACCCATATGCACAAGTATTAACTATATGTGATCCAGTAACAGGTGATATAGTAGGTATCAACAAGCCAACATGGCGAATTTATGGTTATAATTATAACATGTATTTAATAGAAGAGAGAGTAAATATGGTGGTATTTGTTGGTGGAAATGCTGGTTTATTATATGCAACTTAAAAATATATTCTTTAAATTATTTAATAAATAATATATTTAACCTACTTAAAGAACGAAATGTCATTTTCTCTACAACCATGTAGTATAAAGTTGAAAATTACTGAAAAGTCATGTAGTGAAAAAAACATTTTTGAAATTTGAAAAGTATTTTGACTTTTAAAAAATGGACATTTATGGCAAAAATAAATGTCCAAAAAAATATTATAAAAACAGTCTTACTGACAAAATTTTCTGACACCATCTTTAAAATTTATGGTGTCAAATTAAACGATTAATTTATTTTTTATTACGATATTTTTTTTTATAAAAATTTCAATATTTTCATTAAAAGATATTATAAGATTAATATTTAGAATAAATCTTATAATATAATATTAAATAAGATGCCGAAAAAAGACGTTGATTATTCTAATACTATTATATATAAAATTTGTTGTAAAGATGAAAGCATAACAGATGTGTATGTTGGACATACAACTAATTTTATTCAAAGAAAATACGCACATAAAAATACGTGTAATAATTCAAAAATGTCTCTTAAAATTTATAATGTAATAAGGTCTAATGGAGGTTGGAACAATTGGGATATGGTCGAAATAGCAAAATATTGTTGTAAAGATGCGACTGAAGCTAGAATAAAAGAACAATACCATTATAATGAGGTGAAATCGTCTTTAAATAGCAGTCCAACTTATGTTGATATCAATAAATATTTTTGTAAAACGTGTAATTTACAATGTATATGTCCTAAGCAATATGAAGCACATATAAATAGTATTAAGCATATTAAAACAATAGGTTCAGTTCCTACAATGTTAACAGAAAGTTGCCCAAAAGTTGCTTATAAATTTTGTTGCGAAAGTTGTGACTATTTTACAGACAAGAAAAGCAGTTATGATAAACATTTAATGACATCTAAACATTTAGAGTTAACAAAAGTTAACGAAAATGAACAAAAAAGTTGCCTAAAAGTTGCTCAATCTGATAAGATATTATCTTGTAAATTTTGCGAAAAAATATTTAAATCACGAGTTGGGTTATGGAAACATAATAAAAATTGTTTACATTGTAATAATATTGTTACTGATAATGATGATAAGAATGATAAATTAATTGAATACCTTATGAAAGAGAATAAGGAAATGAAAGAATTAATATTAGAGATAGTCAAAAATGGCACTACAAATAATATCCACAATACTACAACTCATACCAATTCACATAACAAGGCATTTAACCTAAACTTCTTCTTAAATGAGACCTGCAAAAATGCCATGAATATTACTGATTTTGTTGACTCCATTAAATTACAGCTTAGTGATTTTATGGAGGTAGGTGAAGTAGGTTATATACAGGGTATTTCTAATATAATTGTTAAGAAGCTTAATGCCCTTGATGAGACTATTAGACCTATTCATTGCACTGACCAAAAGAGGGAAACTTTTTATGTTAAGGATGAAAATAAATGGGAAAAAGAAGAAGAAGACTTTAATCGTATAAGGAAAATGATTAAAAGGGTTTCTTATAAAAACGAAAGATTGATGTCCTCTTATAAAGAAAAATACCCTGATTACAATGACCCTGAGTCAAAACGTTCAGACCATTATAGTAAAACTGTTATTGAAGCCCTAGGAGGTGATGGAGATAATTATAAAGAAAAAGAAAATAAAATTATTAAAAATATTTCTAGAGCTACACACCCTTCGGGTAAGAATAACTCTTAATTGTCTTTAAGTTACTTTTAAATAAATATATATATAACCTACTTAAAGAGCGAAATGTCATTTTCTCTACAACCATGTAGTATAAAGTTGAAAATTACTGAAAAGTCGTGTAGTGAAAAAACCATTTTTGAAAGTTGAAAAGTATTTTGACTTTTAAAAAAAGGACATTTATGGCAAAAAAAAATGTCCAAAAAAAAATAGTGCCGATATTTTCCCGACTTTGGAATTCATCCTTACCATATTTTAAAATTATCGTGTGGTGACAAAAATAATAATTTTCATTTTGTTACGATAAATTTTTTTTATAAAAACTTAAAGAAAATAATCTAAGGATACATTAAGGGATACAATGGATACGAGCAACGAGTTTAAAACGAGCAACGATTTTTATTGTGAAAAATGTGACTATTCTACACGTAAAAAAATCAACTATTATAGACATATTTTAACTGATAAACATAAAAGGATACATTTAGAGGAGAGCGGGACCGAGTTTTTGGAGCAAAAAGAGCAAAAGGAGCAAAAAAAAGAATTTAGATGTATTTGTGGTAATATTTATAAATTTAGCCAAGGTCTGTCAAAGCATAAGAAAACGTGTAGTTATCATTCAGACAAAAATATTACCTACAAGAATGAAGGAGATTTAAAACAATTAACTAATCTTGTTTTAGAAGTAGTAAAGCAAAATAAAGAATTAGTAACATTAAATAGTGAAGCACAAAAACATAATCAAGAGCTTACAAATAAGATTGTTGAAATTTGTGGAAATACATCAAATAATACACAGATAAATAATTTAAATAATTCACATAATAATAATAAAACATTCAATCTGAATATGTTCTTAAATGAAACGTGTAAAGATGCAATGAATATTAACGATTTTGTCGATTCACTCCAACTTCAATTGTCTGATCTAGAAGAAGTAGGGAAGCTTGGCTTTGTAGAGGGAATTTCTAATATTATTGTAAAAAAGTTGAAAGCATTAGATATCAATAAACGACCAGTTCATTGTGCTGATAAAAAGAGGGAAGTTATTTATATTAAAGATGATGATAAATGGGAAAAAGAAAATGAACAAAAACAAAAACTGCGCAAAGCAATTAAACGTGTAGCATTTAAAAATGAAAAACTTTTACCAAAATATAAAGAGCTTCATCCAGGTTGTAATTATAGTGATTCGAAATATTCGGACCAATATAGTAAATTAGTTATAGAAGCCATGGGTGGAATGGGAGACAACGACACTGAAAAACAAGACAAGATTATTAGAAATATAGCTAAAGAGGTTGTTATA